AAAAAAGGACATGACCTATCTTCAAGAATATCAGGATGTAACAGGAACCTCCGCAGCTCAAGGCCAACCTAAATATTATGCCATGTTTGGTGGTGCAACTGGTAATACAGATACCACATCTGGTAGAATATTTTTGGCACCAGTTCCAAATACTACATATAGATTTAGAATACATTTTAATAAAATACCTAATCTTTTAGAAAATGATGATACTAACTATATTAGTCTTAATTTTCCAAATGGATTATTGTATTGTTGTTTAGCAGAAGCCTATGGTTTTTTGAAAGGCCCTGCGGATATGTTGACTTTGTATGAAAATAAGTATAAACAAGAAGTAGATAAATTTGCTAGTGAGCAAATTGGAAGACGAAGAAGAGACGATTACACCGATGGTGCAATAAGAATACCACTTCCTTCTCGTAATCCATAACAGGAGATTAATTATGGCAATAACATCAGCAATATGTTCTAGTTTTAAACAAGAACTTTTACAAGGTAAGCACAGCTTTGAATCTTCAGGTGGGCATACTTTTAAAATAGCATTATTCACTAGCTCTGCATCTTTAGGTGCGGCTACAACTGATTACTCAACATCAAATGAAATTACAAATACATCTGGATCTGCATACTCTGCAGGTGGTGCAACTTTAACAAACTCTGGTGTATCATTATCTTCAACAACTGCATTTACAGATTTTTCTGATGTAACTTACACATCAGCTTCTTTCACTGCAAACGGAGCTTTAATTTATAACACAACAACAGATGGTGGTTCAGGGACAACTGATGCTGTTGCGGTTATAGCTTTTGGTGGTGACAAGACAGCAAGTAACGGAACTTTTAAAATTGAGTTCCCTGCAGCAGACGCAAGTAACGCGATAATCAGATTAGCGTAGGAGGCCGACCATGTCGGTAAGTTCAGGATGGGGCAGGTTTTCCTGGGGCCAAGCTAATTGGAATGCTGATACAACTTTAAAAACAGGTTGGGGTGCAAAATCTTGGGGTGAAGATGAGTGGGGTGAATTAAAAGACGCCGT